CAAAACGGATATCGCTTGTGGGGTAATCACACTCTGTCAGAAGATGTTAAATTCCGATTCTTATCTGTGCGCAGGACGGCCGATATGATCGCGGAAAGTCTTCTGCAAAGTCACCTATGGGCTGTCGATCGCGGAATCACAAAAACGTATCTCGAGGACGTTGCCTCAGGCGTGAATGATTATCTGCGTTATCTCACCAAACAAGGCGCGATCTTGGGCGGCTCTTGCTGGGCAGATCCGGATGAGAATACTGCCGATCAAATTCAGCTCGGGCACGTGACGTTCACCTTTGAATTCACCCCGACCTATCCGGCAGAGCGAATCACTTTCAAGAGCTTGTTGTCGAACAATTATCTGAGCGAACTGGAATAAGGAGGTAAATGAGTATGAACACTCCCCTTGATTTGAACGGACAGGTTGTAAAAGATTTCAACTTGTTCATTGATGGCCGTGGCCAGGCAGGTAAGATCGAAGAAATCCGTCTGCCGAAGATCACGCAAAAAACAGTTGATCATCTTGCCGGCGGTATGGCCGGCGCTGTGAAGATCAATGTCGGTCTCGAACCACTCGACGTTGAATTCACACTGACGCAATATGATCCGGGCACACTTGCGCTTTTCGGCGTATCGCAGGACAAACCTGTATTGTTGACCGTTCGCGGTGCAGTGCAGTCCGGGGTATTGCCGGTAGGTGTGATAATCCGCATGGCCGGTCTATGGCAGGAAATCGACATGGGATCATTTAAAAAAGCTGAGAGCGTGAAGATGAAAGTGAAGGTCAATCTGACCTATTATTCGCTGAACGTTGGCGGCGTGCAATGCTACGACATCGATATGGCCAATAACATTTTCATGGTGTCCGGCGTTGATCAGAATCTTGCCGTCAAGGCTATAATCGGGATGTGAGCTTCATGGAAAAAACGACTATTAAGCTTACGACACCCGTCACAAGCGACGGAACCGAGATCAAAGCAGTGATCATGCGCAAGCCAAAGACACGGGATGTTTTCATCAGTCAACGTTCTACTGAATCCGAAGCGGACAAAGAATTGACGCTCATTGCGAATCTCTGCGAGCTTCCGCGTGATGCGATCTTAGAATTCGACTGGGAAGATTATCTCAAAGTTCAAGCGGAGCTTGTCCGTTTTTTGGGAATAAAGGCACCCGATTCAGCGCAACCGTCCCCGATGTAAAACCAATGGTCGCGGGGATTGCTGCTGTGCTGCATTTCGGCTATGCCGAGATCATGTCCATGGACTACGACGAACTTGAGATATGGATGCGCGAAGCTGAAGAACTTGCGAAAGCGCTCAACGGGGGCGGATAAACCGCCTCCGTTTTTGATGAAAGGACTATATGAAAACTGATGCAAATATAGGAATTGGCGTTCTGATCGGCGCCGGGTTGGCCGGATCGGTCGGATCAACGATATCGCAATTCGAATCCAAGATCATTCGCATCAGGGCAATGTCTGAACGTATCGAGATTGGCAAAAATACCGCAACAAAGATTCAGCAACTCAGTCGAAAAATGCGAGAACTTGAGATTGTCGAGGCGCGTCTTGGCAGGACTGATGAGACACAACGTCAGTATAAGGAACTCAGTCGCGAACTTGAAAAAGCATCCCGTATGGGATCTTTATTCGGCGTATCGATGCAGAACGCAGGCGTGAAAAGCAAGCAGTTCGGAGCCATCATTGCGCAGAATACGCTCCATCTGAAGCTTTTTGATGAGCTCGCGAAGTCAAAAATGTATCGCCAGCAACTGTATGGCGATTTGATGCGTATTTCGATTGTAGGAGCGGCGCTGTTCTTCCCGATCAAATCGGCAGCGACATTCGAGAACACCATGGGCCAGGTAGCGACGATGGTTGATACGACGAAAGTCAGTATGACTTCATTGTCATCGACTGCTTTGCAGGTTTCAAAGGAGCTTGGCATGAGCGCCGTGCAAGTTAGTCAGGCGATGTATCAGGCATTATCAGCAGGCGTATCGCCAGAGAAAGTAGCAGAGTTCCTGCGCATATCAGGAAAGGCCGCTATCGGCGGTGCAAGCGATATTTTTACTGCTACCGACGGATTGACTTCAATTATGAATGCGTTCAAATTCACGATGACCGATATGGGAAAAGTATCTGACAGCGTATTCCTGGCAATCAAGGCAGGCAAGACAACATTCTCTGAAATCGCGTCAAGCATCGGTAATGTAGCGCCCATCGCAAGCCAAGCAGGCATTTCGCTTGATGAACTTTTAGCGGCGATGGCGACAAGCACTACGATGGGCTTGAAAACATCCGAGGCCTTCACCGGACTTCGCGGCATATTGAATCAATTGATTTCTCCCACCGAAAAATCAAAGAAAATTTTTAGTGATCTCGGTATACGTGTAGATGCCTTGACACTCAAAGAAAAGGGATTAAAAGGCACGATCGAGATGATCACAAACGCAGTGCGTCAGCAAACTGCTGACGAGGGAAAACAGAAACAAATGCTTGGCGAAATATTCGATGATATCGAAGCATTGAACAGTGTGTTCGTGCTTACGGGATCGGGTGCTGAAACGTTCAATTCCATAATGAATCAAATGAAAACAACGACCGGTTCGGCAGACGATGCTTTTCAGAAGATGCAGAAAACAGTTACTGCCTCATGGAACCGGATGAAGGCGCAAATCGGAGCAACGGCAATCACCTTAGGATCCATCTTTTTGCCTGCCGTATCCGAGATGATGGATAGTGTCGGCAAGGCGGTTGGTGTTATTTCAACCTTTGCGGAGAAGCATCCGGTTTTGACAAAAGTAATCGTTTTTGCAACGACTGCGCTTATCGCATTCCGCATAGCAGTAATCGCCGCCAGAATATCTGTCAGTCACCTTAAGGATACATACGCAATCGCAAAGACATTTTTCACCGGAATAACAAGTGGAGCGTATGCGGCACAAACACAACTTGCGTTTGTAAGCGTTCAAAAATCAGCAGGAAATTTCGCATCGATGCTGCCGCTGATCGGCACACGGTTCGCGGGAGTTTTTCGGACAATCCTCACCGTTATCAAGGCGCATCCGGTTGGACGTATTATTGCAATAATCATTGGAGCCGCTGTCTTAATCATTGCCAACTGGAAGCGCATTAAGCCGGTATTTGATTCGATCTGGAGTGCGCTGAAACCCGTTGCAAATGCGTTCAAAGATATCTATGATGCTGTGATGAATGTGTTTAGAGAAATTTGGAACGCGCTTCTACCTGTGTTTGAAGAACTCGGTAATGCAATCAAAGAATTGTTTACAGAACTCAAGCCGGTTTTTGTTGAAGTAGGAACGGCTATCAAGAGTTTTATGGCAGTGCTTAAACCTATCATCAAAAATGTTTTTGAAACTTTGAGACCGGTTTTTCGGTCAATATTTGAAGGCATTAAAGCTGCACTCCACGCGATCATTCCTTTGATTGGAAAACTATTCAACACATTCAAGCCGGTAATCATCTTTCTTGCCAAAGCAGGGATCGTCGCCGTGATTGGATCTATCGTTGTGGCAATCGGAGCGTTTGCTGGCGCACTGTGGGTTGTCGTAAAAGTGATTACCTTTGTCATCAAAGGAATAACGTGGATCATTCACGGTATAAAAACTCTTGTAGAGACGGTATCGATCGGCGCCCAAACCGTTGTCGAAAAAGTCGGCAACTT